AATTTATCTTTATTCTTTAAAATGGCTGACCAAGATGCATTCGTTTTACAAACTATGCTCACCTGTATAGGAAATAAACGTAAACTTGTTAACAACATTAAAGATATTGTTATTGATGTCAGCAAACTCCTTAAAAAACCCAAACTAAATATATGTGATGGCTTCGCTGGAAGTTCAGTCGTCTCAAGAAAACTCAGCTATTTAGCTGATAATCTTTACACAAATGATTTAGAACTTTATGCATATCTAATGGCCAAATGCTATCTTGAAACTCCCCCCGCTGAACAACAACGAACCATTCAAACACATATCGAGCAAATGAATGAATTAGCCGAGTCTGGGCCATATTCTGAGGGAATTATCTGCAAACTCTATGCACCAAACGATACTCACAATATCAAAGAGGGTGAACGCTGTTTCTATACTCGTGAAAATGCCCTCATAATTGATACTTTACGCAAGTATATTAATGATAAAGTTGCAAAAGAACTACAAGTATATTGTCTTGTTCCACTTCTGAATAAGGCGAGTATTCATACAAATACAGCTGGAGTCTTTAAGGGATTTTATAAGAAAGATGGTGTGGGATGTTTTGGGGGAGCTGGAGAGAATGCTCTCGGTCGCATTATGAAACCTATTCGTCTTGAAATGCCAATCTGGAATACTACACCCTTCAAGGCACATTGTTTTAATGAAAATATTAATATGCTTATTACTAAGTTACCTGCAGATATTGATGTTATGTATTTGGACCCGCCTTATAATCAGCATCCATATGGGAGTAACTATTTTATGTTAAATGTGATTGCAAAGAATGAAGAACCAGTTGATATCTCAAAAGTATCTGGAATTCCTGTGGGGTGGAAAAAATCAAACTATAATTCACGTGCAAGTGCATTTGAGTCAATGTGTGACCTAATACAGAATGGCCTACAAAAATCAAAATACTTGCTAATTTCATATAATAATGAGGGAATTATACCAGAAGATGACTGGGAGATTCTTTTGACCCCATATAATGTTAAGAAGTATGAAATTAAGTATGATACGTATAAGGGCTCGCGTAATCTGGAAAACAGAAGCGATAAAGTTGTGGAAATAATGTATCTTGTGTCAAAGAAACGGTAATAAAAACTAATAGGAATATTTACCCATATTGCGAAGTTCTATATAATTTTTAATTTTGAAAATATTTCAATTTTCAAAATTAATATTATGCCCTCTGTGAGGATTGAACTCACGACCTTTTCTTTGCATACTTTTTAGAGCTACAAGAGAAATGCTCTACCACTGAGCTAAGAAGGCACTTAGCAGATTTTACTCTGCTATTTAAAACTCGTACCAGAGCTTTAAATAGCTTTTACCCCGCAGTGAGAAGAGAACTCACATATTGGGGCAACTGGTCCAGCTGGGCGTCGATCCCAGTACCTTCGCGTTCCACAATGTTTGTATCAGCACGACGCTCTGCCAGTTGAGCTACAGGACCATTGAGAGCTTTCACTCTACATATAGAAGTTATATATTCTTTAAGTTCTTTTTACTTAGTAGAATGGAGGATACAATACGGGCATTTTTAGAGGCTAATCGTGGACGTCCAAAGGTTATTATTCTCGGCGAAGACCACGGGGGACAGGGAACTATAGAGGGCCTGCGTGAAAATGTTGGCAAGGAGTTAACTGCGATTAGAACTATACAGGTATTAGGCCAGCCTTTCATTATTTACAGTGAATTGCCAGCTGAACTTGTAAGTCGTCTTACTCCTGCATTCACTGCATATTATCTTCAACAAGAAGCTGGACGCCTTCATATCCCTTTTAAAACTTCCAAAATTGGAGCAGCCTGTCGTGAAGTATTAGGCTCTTGTGACGATTTATATGAAGCAGATGTTATTTCATATCTGGATATGGGCGGAGCAGCAGGTGGTGAAACCTTTACGCCCAAATCAGAATTAGTCGTTGCAGCACTTGGTCTATTACACGCAACAGATATGACCTTTCCAGAGAGTATTGCGGTTTTAAGAATTAATTGTGCATCTCGCAATCAAACACAGTTTGCTCTATCTGAATTAAGAAAGTCAAGTAAAAAATATAATCGGAATACTGCAAATAAGATGGAATCTAATTTATCATATATTAATGACCCAGCTGCGTTGGCGTTGGGCGAGTCTACTGTACCTGCATCCGCAATTCCTCCACCACGACGGGCTGCGACTTTTGAATATAATAATAATTCATACGCGGAGGCCCCCAAGGTTGGAAGCTTTAAACCAGAATGGGTTAAAAATAGGGAGGGAAATTGGGTTGCTAAATGTCCAATTTGTGGAAGTATTAGTGGTACAACTATACAAGCATTAACACATAATTATGATTGCCCCAACAAGGATAAATCAGTGGATGTATCTGAAAAGCCTGCTACAGGAGGAAGAAGAAAAACAAAACGCCGTCTGTCCCGCAAAAAAACTTCTAAACGTAGACGCACAGGACGAAAATAATTTATAATTACTTGTAACCAAATTTGATGAAGTATTGAATGTATTTTAAAGTGGGGCCTGAAAATGAGAATTACATTTAAGGGCCCCATCCTCATTGTCCATTTTGAGGGGAAAAAGGATAAAATGAATGAAGTACTTGATTGTATTTCCAATAAATACGAGGGGCCCATTAAAAATCGAGAAGGTCATAACTTTCCATCAGAGTGTATTCCAAGCACACATCTATTTGCAAAATATAAGGTGCGGTGTAAATATGTTATTGGAGTATATAATAACAAAAGCATTCAGCACGAACTTCTACACGCTAAATACCACATTGACAAGAGTTACGCTGAACAAATCAACAGAGAATGGACAGAAATGGATACAAATGCACGTAATTATATCATTAACTTCCTGAGACGACTTGGTTATAGTGATAAAGTCATCATTGACGAATATCAAGCCTATCGCTATACAGAAGCACCCAACTTCTTTGGTATCAAACTTTAAATATATTTCCTTACATATTAGTAGTGAAAAATATTTTTAACTTGGCTCAGACGTGCGCTCTCCCTATTGAGCTACTAAGCCACAGGTACATTTACCCTTTTCTTTACTTATCAGTAGAGAAAATAGTAAATAGCCCTATGATTCTACTGGGGTTCGAACCCAGGACCTCAACCGTGTCAAGGTTGCGCTCCACCGCTGAGCTATAGAATCTGTTAGACGTCTTCCACCTTCGTCCTTTTCTGAACTTATCTGCACAGAAAATAACGAAGTTTATGGAGAAACTCGGATTCGAACCGAGGTTGCTCGCTTCAAAGGCGAGTGAACTGGGCCAAACTATTCTATTTCTCCACATCTATACTTTATTGATTAGTCTTTAAGTTCTTTTCATCGTAATACTTCCAAACAGAATTATTATATTTATTATTTTTTCTTCTCACAATTTTACCCATATGATGTGCAGTTATTCCAAGTTTTCTACTTGCTTCTGCTATACTCGGATAAATTTTGATTAACTCATCTTTATCATTATATTCTGCTATAAGTTTTGTTCTGGAGTCTCTAACATTATCTGTATTATTGTAGAATGATTCGTATTGTGAATTAAAGTAGTTTGTAAGTCCTGCTGATATATTATTCCTATGGTTTTCATTTAGATTAGACCCCTTTTTATTTTTAAGCATTTGCTGCCATTTGTCCTTGTTAATGTTCACCAGTTTATTATCTGATGCATAATATGTTTTTAAACTATTACTAATTTTACATTTAACTTCATTGTTCATTTTTCCTCCTCTATTACCAATTCTACCCTCTTCTAATGCTTTATACCACTTTGAAGTTTTTTTAACTACTTCACCAGAATTAATCCGTTTATGTAATTCTATCATTCTCTGCCTTGATTTCTCCCTCATTTCAGGTTTACTGCTATTTTCTTTTGATTTTGCTGAAATTATTTTTCTCGTCTCTTCAGAATGTTTAAATCCTAAAACACCTTCTTGGCCACCTGCAAGAATATTATACCCATTTGGCGCCATTGAATTATATTTTTTAATATATTCTTTTTCATAAATTAATCTATCTTCATCAAAGCATATAATTATAACTTCAAACTTAAAATTTTCTAAACCATATTTTTTAATTGCCATTTTAAGTGCTCTACAGCCACCATCACGTTTCATTGCACCTTTATGGTCTTTCCATCGCTTTTCTGGTGTCTGAATAGTTTCACCAATATAACACTTATTATTTTTGATATTTGTAATTTTATAAATGTAGCCCATTACTAAGATTCCAATAATTTTTAAAATTCAAATTTTGAAAATTAAAAATTATACTTGGTCTATCGTGGAGTCGAACCACGCCCTTTTGAGTCAGAATCAAATGAACTCGCCGATATTCTAATAGACCAGATTTGGGGCACGCCGCGTGACCCAAAAATAGCCTTTATGTGGAGTGTGGGATTTGAACCCACGCCTATTACTAGATTGCAACCTCATTGCAACGCCTTAACCGCTCGGCCAACTCCACTTCTGGTTTCATACGAAACCATATTTGAGATATTTTTAATACCTCAAAAATAGTTTCACGGGGAGTTGTGGGAATCGAACCCACGACTTCTGAGACCCAAACTCAGAATCATACCACTAGACCAAACTCCCAGTCTGACTCTCGCGAGCCATTATTTAGACCATTGCAGGCCTCAATAATAGCTCGACTGCGAGGTGTGGGACTCGAACCCACGAAGATTGCTCCAAGCGAACTTGAGTCGCTCGCCTTAACCACTCGGCCAACCTCGCTTGCGGATTTCTCCACAATTATACTACGACTTCTTGCTTTAAGCCCTTTTCAATGG